ATCTCGGACAGGTGATCGATACTAAAAGACTTATTAAAGTCCCGCATCCACTTCCCCTATTTCTTAAAATTATACTCTAACGGCCTAATGACCGGATTTAAAGCTCAGACTCGTCTTGCTGCTTGATAGCTACGAAAGAACAATTCTCTGTTACAATACCACGGGCGGATACGTCAAACGTTTTACTGGCCGCACGAACCGATGTGAACAACGCAACGATGTCAGGCACCGACTCCCCAGACTCAGTATCAGTAGACTTAGTGTTGTGGATTGCCGCAGAAAGAACGCCTGAGGTAAGAATATCATCAAACTTCGGGAAAATAGACGCCCCGCCAAAGTCACTATTGTAGCGACCTAGATAACTCTTTAACGAAGAGCCAACAAGGCGGAAGAACGCTGCGCTCAAAGAGGCCCGGTAAGCAACGGGGATGTGCTCCCGGACCTCTAAGAAGTCAAGCGTCTCTACGGGCTCGTAGTCGATGGCTTCCTCACCACTAACACCAGCGCAGTAACCAACAGCTTGTCCATTGATGTAAAATTTAGCTCGTGCTCCGGTAAAGACTTCAGCCATCTCTGAACCTCGTTATTTAGTAATTACGCACCAAGGATAGCAAACGCATTAACAGCATTGACTAACTGATACAGCAGCCCAGAGAGGTACTTGTTAGCTGCCTCTGGAGCAAAACCTCGGTTAGTGGCAAAACCATTAACAGTACCCTGAAGCTCTACGAGGCAGCCAGTGCCGTAGTTAGCGCCCAGACCGGCGAATCCAGCCCCGAAATCCAGGACGTTAGAGCGTTTAGCCCGAGTATACGCCACAAAGTTGCTTGCCGACGAAGCGCTATCCCATGCGGAGCTACCAACACCATCATCTGCATCAATAACGCGAACCATCCCACTAAGAGGAAAGGGGATATCCCCTACAGCGCCATCCATTTGCACGGTAATGGTAAGGTCTGGTCCCGCGTTGTTATACGGGAGACTGCTGCGAATCAACGAGCCTGTTTTCTGGCCCCAAACTTGCCACTCATTAACGAGGGGGATCTCAGGAGAGTCAAGGGATTCATCTAATTTGCGGTGCATGGTTAGCATCGCAGAAATCATGGTGGTCATATCACCACCAGCCTCACGCAAGTCTGTGAGCTTACCGTCAGAAAGATCAAGCTCAATAGAGACTGTATCAGCATCGCTTGGTACAGTAGGCCACTGAGTAAGCGCGTTTCCGTCAGAGTCTTTAAAATCTGTCAGCGTCAACACTGACGGGTCGGCTACAGTAGCGCTCACCACTACGGCGGTAACTCCCACGTTGTTTGCCGCAGTAGCCGTAAGCATTGTAACCGTCGCGCCTTCAATGGAGCCGGCTTCGTCCCAGCCCCCCGCGTTGTCAATATCAATTGTCGTAGCGGTGTGACCGCCACCATCAGCAGTTCCGGTGCTGTTGCAAAGCTCCTCAAGACCAGCCAACAACTCTCCCAACGCCTGGTTACCAACCGGACCTCCGTCCGAAGTACCGCCTGCGTAACCCCCCGGCTGGGAATCATCAACCACCACAAGGCTAGAACCAACGGCGTAAGCACCCCCAGCACGACCAGTGACCGTAACGTCCTGACCGCTAACGCTAGTTACTGTGACCTGATCTGCTGTGTTATCAGCAGCGCCCACAGCGCCTGCAAAAGAGTTACCCACTAAGTAGCAGACATCCCCTGCCCGAAATTGAGCAGCCTCTGTAAAAGCCCCAAGAGTGAGGGTCGCGCCGTTAGCGGGCGACGGAGCACTCAAAGTCCCCCTCTTAGTCACGTACCCATCGTACTTAAGAGTAAGAGGAACACTAGTTCCTGGGACGTAAAACGCTTGTCCAGAAGGGACCAAGACGGACGTATTACCATTTAAGTTACTCTGAAGAATACTTAAAAGGTTTTGATGAGTAGCTGCAGTAAGGGTGGGCATTTTCGAAATCTCCTATTTTAGGCGCTGAGTGTGGGGAGTTGTGCAAAAATCTCGAAAGTTATGTAGTTTATACCAACCGCTGGGAATATCTCAAAACGAATTGTACAGATATCACCAGAAACAGTTACTTTGAGATTCTTATAGGCATTTAACTTTGTACCAGTTGCTAGATCTTCGCTGTCTACAATGATCTCTAGATCACGCTTGTAAACCTCCAGCTTACTAATAACTGAACTCTTAACCGAAGCTACAATAGCAGGAGTTGCCTTTGCTCCCGTGAACCGGTTTTCAATGAAAGTACGAAGGTCGTATGCAATGTAATTCAATTCGTAATTAACATTACGATCTGTATACGCCACGTTATCAGTGGAAGTATAAGTACTAAGGTTCTTAACAATACGGAACCCCTGACCCTTAACCTTCTCAGAGAACAGAACACCGCTCTGTAAAAGCTCGTCAGATGTATTCTTATCTAACGTGTCGATCTTCTGATTCCGGCAAAGAATATCAGTGGCCTTTACTAATTTAAACGTAAGAGGAGTACCGATAGGAGACCCTGCCTGCATACCCGCTGCCGCACACGCAAGCATGTGAGGCTCAAACTGAGTAACAGCACCAGTTAGGCCAGCACGCTTAACATCCTGAAACACTAGAGCAACGTTTCGATCGTTAAGAGTAGAAGCACCAGTCTTAATAAGGGTCATACCCACTGCTTTTGTATCAGTAGCGGGGGGCCGAACCGCTGCAATACAGTCAACCTCGTTCTTATAGGCTCCTGCACCGTTCTTCGCGTGCTGAGCAAGAAGAGAGTGGACGTAATCAATTGTGAAATTAGTTGCGTCAGAACTCCACAAAGCGACTGCCGTATCTTGTCGGTGCTTAATTAGCTCCTCAAAACAATCAACTAGCCCAGACGCTGTCGTAGCGTTGTAAGCACCACCTGAAAGGGCGAAAGTAGCAAACGCCGTTACGCCGTCACCAAAGTTAGCTCCTGCATAGGGGGCACTACCTGCCACAGTGGCGCGGGCCGCACTAACAAGCTGACTTTGAGAGTTGATTGTGTCAATCAACAACGCCAGGTTATCAGTAAATCGGTGGTAACGATTTGGATTAGTTCCAAAATCTCCAGTTTCTTTATCTGCGGGGTGATCTGTCTCGAAATCACAGAGACAATCTACACCGGCTGCAGTAGCAGCCCCCACGTAGGCACCATTAGCTCGTCCGGTAAAATCAAAACGACTCGTAGGGAGAGTCCCATCACGACCTAAAACAACACGAGCCTTCCAAGAACCAGAGGTATCTGACCCTTTCGTAACCCCAGAAATAACATTTCCATTATTAAGGGCAGTAACAAGCGCATTAACATTCAAAGTAGACGCTAGCGTAAAAGTCCAATCTGCAGCACGAGCAGAACCAGCACTATTAAAGTCTACGGATGCTCCACCGTGAGACGCGGGCTCACCCCAACCAGGGCGCACTTGCAAGGATAGCGAGTTAGAGATGCCGCTTGCCCCGGCAATAACGCCAAACGCGCCCTCGCCCATAGCGTTACCGCCAGTAGCGGTAGGGGCATCTGGCGTACCTGCTGTATTTTTAGGTACAGCGTTAATGAATACAAACTGAGAAGTATTGTCCGGGTTAGTAGCAAACCCGTTAACAACCTCGATATCAGTACTTGCACCAGCAGTCACTGCACCAGTGGTTACAATTCGTCGAACCTGCCCCGCACCCGTACCCGACACAATATGTACATAGCACGGCCCGGTCCTGGGGGCTCCGTAAGCACCGTCTCCAGAAGCGTTGGTCCAGAAAAGGGGAGCGCCTGCCGTGTACCCAGCAGGCTGTTGGTCTGATCTAGCGTTTACCGTTATAGTAGTAGTCGCTGAGTTATAAGTGTGTACAAAGAACGGCCCAGCAGCCTCTCTTAGAACCTGAAACACGGTACCCGAACCAGGAGCGGTACTTGCACCAGCAGCGTTAAAAAAGTCTCCTTCAATGTCGATATTCGACCCTGCTACACCACCCGTACCCGTACCGGTATCACCAATACGACGAATAGTGCCCCCAGGAACTCCTCCAGGAGACGAAACAATCATTACCCAACGACCTTCATCTTCCGTCGAAAGTCCCGCCACGACAAGGCGACCAACTCCGCCTGCCCCCGTCGTTGTGTAATTGCTTCCAACTTGAACGGGTGTACTAGGAGCGTACTGAACGTCTAAGAGAGGATCTCCGCAAATCTGAGTAAATGTCTCTACGGTAGCGGTATTACCATCCGTCACCGTTACATCTAACGTATCCGTGTCGGCCTCGTTACGAGCAACCTTGGCGGAAAGAGCATTCGAGTACTTTCCGTAAATTACAGAAGTAAAAGTTAAAGAAACAGCATCAGATGCCTGATTCTGAGCAACGATTGAAGACTGCGTATCAATATTACTCTTAATGGCAACTATCTGTTGAGCGCCACCGGGGATACGAATGTCGTTCGATGGATTAAATAAGAAGTCGATCGAGTCGGCAAGAGGACCGCTCTTAAATGCGTCTACTGCAGTGTCAGGATCTGTAAATGTATAGACTTTTGGGGAGTTGTTGGCGGGGTCATACGGCTGACCGTAATCAGCCTCACCAATAATACCCACAATACCACTAGCGCCAGCAGCTACCTGGGCCATCCCCGCAGCATCAACCTTAGTTAAGCCGCCCGGATGATAGAGCGTTACTCCATTAAATGTAATAAATTTTGACACTTACGCTCTCCTAAAAAGTCTTAAACAAGTTTTCCCACTGAGAAAACGTCGCTATAGCTAATCCCCTGCCTTTTGCCCACGCCACCATAGGCGCGATCCTATTCGGTCGAGTACCAATACTCATCAAATAGGTTTTAGCATCTGAAGCAGGGTCTTGTCGTACCACAAGAGGGGGACCTTTAGGCGGCTCTACCTTCTTTGCAGAAGCCCCTTCTACTTTTTTTCCAATAGGTTTTGAAACTTTTTTAACAGCCATCTAAGTTCACCACGATTTCTGCTATGACATTAATACGTATTTTACGTAATAGTAAACGATTTAGTTAGGGTAGTTGAGATTAAATCGGGGTTGGTAACTTTAATATCCCACACCCCAACAGTGGCTTCTGCTGAAATTGTTAAATCAAAAGTAAATTTCTTTGTGACAGCGTGGCCACCTACCGAGGTCACTGTCTCTACCGAACTTTCCTTAATTACTTGAACAGAAACCCCTGCCAAACTGTCGGAAAAATCATTAGCGACAGTTATAGTCCCACTAGCTCCGCTTGTAAAACTAATAATTCTACGCTTTTCCCCATAAGTCGAGTGGGATTTAGGTCCGAGTACCTCTAGGAACATCCCCGCAGACAGCGTAGTTGGAACTACGTCAGCTACGTTCGCGGAGAATATTTTCTTAGTAGAGCCCGTAGTACCTGAATTTACCGGAGTAAACTCTATTTTAAATTCAGTACTACCCACGGAGATATTACTTACAACTATTCCTACGTCGCTGCCTAAGACATCAAACGTAGATCCTGGGGTACTTTTTATAAACTCAATAGTGAGGCCGTTCTGGAAGTTAATCCCTGTTACGGCAATCCCGCCACCAAATACCATATTTGTATCCGTTAAAGCTTCCCTACCGTCTGATAAAAGAGTGATATTTCCAGCACTGGTTATACCCCCTTTAAGAGAATAGCTTACGTCTGCCTCAGGTACCGTAACGAACGTACCTGCTACAAATATCAATTGATTTGATAAAACTTCAACAACTGGAGCTATAATATTCTCTGACGTGCCCGACGTAACCGTCAAAAGGTCTCCCTCGCTTACCTTGACGATTGAGGTTCCTGTGACTCCTGTAACTACGGACACGGCTGTGATGAGGGGTTTTTGCACCTCAGCAAGCATGTCGGGTGTATCTCCCCAAGCATTTCCCATATTAATGACAAATGCTTTCGCCGCTGCTTCTAAGCCCTCGTCGCCTTCTACGAGATAGTGATCTGCAAAGTACAAGAAGTTCATATTTATCCCGCGCATAAATATGAAGTTAGGTTGTTGGGCTGCCTGGGGAAGGAAATCGGTACCACTGAATCGAATTTGGTGCATCCCATTCGTAGTAAACGTCGGTATTCCGGCCATTAAAATATAACGGACAAGGTGATACATGAAGATGGTGAAGTCTTGATCATCTGTCATAACCTGTAGCAGATAGCTACACGAGTACCCAGATCCCCTTCGTTCTTTATATTTCTGTACACTTTTATCGAAGATTTTGGGCGTATCTTCGTACTTCTCACCCTGTCCAAGCCCCAAGGCTAAGCCATAAGTGTCGTCTGCTAAGGATGAGGTCTCTCCTTTCATGTAGAAGAGCCCTTCTGACCCAAACAAGCGGTCGGTATCGTCATACCCGGCAGACAACAAGTCCCCCAAGAATATATCACTCTCTTCTTCAGCCCGAAGAAGAATTGCAATACAGGGGAACTGACTATCCTCTCTTGGGTAGTTAATTGTAATGTCGATGGGAGTGCTTTGAATAAGTTCGTAGAACTGCTGAGCAAAGCTCTGCGGAACACTCTTGAAAAGTTGATCAGACTTCCAAGGGATGTTGCGTATTCGGCGTATCCCGTTTACCAGAACACGCTGTACGATTATCTCAGGTATAATCATTCTGTGATTCCAGGATCTCCGTAGAACATATCAGAGGTAAACGACTCCCTATTAAGGTCCATCCACGATGAGATTTGATTTCCAATTAATGCTGCTCGAATACCTGGGTGTTTCCAAGTATCTGCCGGTTTACTCAGATCTCTAAATCCGGTTATCGTTCTAAATTGAGTATTTCCAGACGGTAAGAAGTTTCCACGAGCCTTAGTAGACCTAACGCTAACAGAAGCCCTATCAAACTGAGACATCTCAGACCGAATAATGTATTCTGCAATCTGTGGCTCACGCTTCTGCACCACAGAGCGCATACTATCTACGCTCGCCAAGAACGGGGTGGCACTCTTCTCAGAAGTCTCCACACGGTTCTTATCCCGCATTGGAATGACCCGATAGGGGAGACCTTCCTTGGAGACTTTAGCGTTTAACATAAATATACTTCTGAGATCATGCTCATTCTGACCATGCTCTAGAATATCGCCAAGAGTTCCTGGCTGTAGCCCTAACCTAATGTGGTCGGGGTTGCTAGGGTCCCAATAAAGGGCACGGATATACCTATTAGCCGTAGACGCGCTGAATGTCGCCTGTGCGTGCTCAACCCATTTAGAAATAGCTGCCGCCGCTAAAGCAAGCATCCGCACTTCGGTTTGTTTCTTAAACCGAGAATAGTCTACGATTGCATAGTCTTTGACTTGCTTCTTCGTAAACAGTTGAGTTGTGTTTGTAGTCATTAAGCCCTCACACGAGACCTAAATAGGGCCTTATCCATAGGCTTCTCGTCAACACCATCCCGTAAGTTAACAAGATGTTTCTTACGAAGAGCTATACGATACCCTAAATCTCTATCTTTGTCCCTGCGAGACATAGGAGAATTGAAAACAAGCCACTCTAGATACGCTTGATACTTAATTGTGTATCGAGTCTTATTCTCAGGAGGGTTAGTCCAAACTATCTTTCGAGCCTCAAAATAAAAATCAGACCCCTCTTTATAAACCTTTCCTGCCTCATCCTCGCAGTAAACAGCCTTCGCCCCTTGGTAGTGGAGCAAATCTTCATTGGCGGCAAGGGGGACCATGCTCGGCATTGACTCCCCACGTATAATAACCTGCCCGTCGCCAACATTCTCAGGCCACGTAAACGTAACCTTATCAAAGTCGGAGGGAGGAACTTCTAAGTTAGGAGAAACAGACAAAACACAATCACCAGGATTGATAAATCCTGTTTCTATTAATTGACGATTTGAAGAAATCCCAGATATTAGGCCCATAATCTGTAGGGGCTGTCGGTAAATAATACCGTTCTCACACTTGGTGCAGTACATCTGACCGCTCCCACCTATGACTGCTTCCCCAAAATTACCGTCACGACACGTGCATGAGAGGCCGATCTCGTGAATAACAACCTGGCCCCGATTGGCGATAAGACCATCTTGCATACGGAAATTATCAGACCAGTCCACTCCCAGACCCGTCTGCTGGTTCAATCTCCTAGCGATGTTCTTCTTATCTGTCATTACATCACAATCATTTGAGGTCCACGGTAACGATTCTTGAGAGCCGGTAAATGCTCTCGAATCCAGTTTCTGTAATCCTCAATGCTGGCACTGTAGATGCCGTAGATAGCAGACGATGTATACGACACGCTCTCTGATATGCCATCACGAGAAATAGATTGGCTTGAATAGCCGCCCCGGAAAGCCGCCCCTGCTGCCGTCAAGATGGGAATAGCGGCGTGCTTTCCAATAAGCTCCATAATACCACCGGAACAGTCCCGAAGTCCTGCTGTAATATTGTAGTGCCAAAAGTTTGGAATAGGAGTTGCTCCTCGCAACGCCTCAACCCACACAAGCCCGATAAAATCAAAAGCCAACTCGGTATTAAAAGGCACTAATTGGGTATAGCCTGACTTCTCTGCAATCTCAATCCACTCTGTGTTGATGTGGATTACTCGGGTATTAGCTACAGCACCATAAAGTTGGTCTACAGAGAGCAAGCTGGGAAAGGGAAACTGAATCTCAATCCACTGTCCCGCCTGTCTCGGGTAAAACGTTATAGGAGACTTAACAAAGTCATAATCACTGTTAATGACCAGGGAGCCCCCGCTTCCACCATAGGTAAGCTGTGAGGGGTCTATGTCAGTAACAAGCTCTGTAGGTTCTATATAAACCTGTAAAAGAGTGTTTTCGACGTGATCAATAGAGTCGCTGATATACCTGCGTATCGCAATATCATCCAACACCATCTCTTCAATAAACAACTCCTCTTGCTGAGTTGTGGTAGGAAGACGATTGTGATCAACCTTTACGACAATATACTCAGAACTAGGACCACCAGCAGGTAACATATACTCTTTATGCGCGGGGAGTATCTTTACAAGACTCCCATTGTTCCAAGAGATAAACTTATTACCCGCCGCATCTACGCTATAATTAAGAGGAAAGAACGACAGCTTGTGGTTCCTACTTACCTCTTTGATCGACACACCAGTTATAAGGCGGGGATCAAAGCGCCACTTTCGTAAATCAGACGACTGGAAATCAATACCAAAGCACCAGTCACTCTTCATGCGGTGGACCGTAATAGGATTTATAAAGAAATCCGCAGACTCTACCGTCCCCGCTACAGGATACGGAGAAACTTCGTCACTCCGGTACACCTTTACAAAATACTTACCCCGACGAATCAAACTTACTAACGAGGGGGAGGCAATGGCGAGACGGATATCCAGGTTGGTGTACATTGGAGTGTTAGCATCAAAGGCTACACCTACGCCCAAACCGAAATACGCAGCAACATCTACATCTAACGTGTAAACAACAACGTCCCTGGACCTTCTAGCCTTACGAATCTCAAACGTAAGCGTGTTCTCTGCCGCAACAGCGCTAACAGTGCCAGTCACAAAAGTGACAGCCTCAATTATTGCTCGATCTTCTTCAAATCGGCTGTACTCCTCGTGGTCTACAGCAATCGATGTAATCTCAGTAATAGCCATTATGCCAACTCAAATAACTTAGCCAACGTGGTGTCGGGTACGACGACAGTTCGTCGATAACCAATATCCGCTATGACTATGTCAATCGTTGTCTGCTGAGCCACAACAAACTCGAAATAACCGTTTGTGTCCGTTTTAGATGACATGATCCTGTCATAAAAACCAGCGTTACCCATAGTAGACGGCACCGCCAATAGCTTCGCAGAAATCGACGCGTTGGCTACAGCAACGCCCGCCAAATCTACTACAAATCCATAAAGCTTACAGGTAGGAATAGACGGAGGAGTAAACGTAACCGGGTCAAGACTGCCTACAATATCAATTGTATTGAAGTACGGCTCAAAAAGAGCGACGGCAGGAGGTACGGGGGGAGGAGAACCGTTAGTTACTATGTACGTAAATACATCTTCTTTACTTAGGATAGTTGGCGGAAGAAGAAGTAAATAACTTCCAGGAGCAATAGTAGCATTGACCTCTACCCAATCAACACGCTCTACGGGCTCTGTCGCGTTATGTACGTTAACAGTTGGGGACGTAAGGAGCAGTTCTCCGGTAGATACGTTATTATATGAGTATTCAAGCGTCTCTATCGATGCCGGAACTAGAGGATTTATTACAATTTTGCCGTTTTCAGGAGGAAAACTACTAGTATCAAGCAACTTAATAGTAGTTACACCAGCAGCAAAATTTCCCACCACTGTAGATGCTGTGGAATCAAAATCCGGTGCCGCATACAGTGTAACTGAAAGCTCACCACTGCGAATAAAAGATATCTCTACCTGAGTCGCAAGAACGCTATCTACAGCATTTCCTGCCGAGTCTAAACACGTTACCGGCAACCAGCGCCACTGATTTACAGGAATCTGAACTGTTGAAAAGATTTGGTCTGGCACGATACCCCCTACTTAGACATCTTTTTAATATCTTGCCGAAGGATCTTGAGTTCAGACTTGATATCCTTGTGATTCTCAGACTGATGTACACGGATGTGTTTAACTTCCGTCTCCACAGCAATCAAACGTTCATTAACTTTACTAACGGTCTTTTGATGAACATCCGTCTTCTCTGATGTTTTTTTAATATCTCGCTTATTAGTCTCAACATCAGATTTAACTTCAGCCGCAGAAAAAGATGCGGATACAGCAGCGGACGTAACCCACACTATCGCGACCACAACAGCAACGAAAATGGGCCAATATGTTTGAATCTTAGACATAATAGTAACCCTTGGAGCTTCTTCGCTCACGAAAATCCTCCTTAGTTAGGACCATTAATGCCCACGATGCACGCAAAAGCCCCTGCATGAGAGATAGGGGCGGCTGTTGCCTCCCGTACATAGAAGTATCTAAAAGATATCGACGCTTCGAAGATGTGGGCTGAGGGCGTCCCCACTGGAGGGACCGTAATAAAGTTATTACCATTATCAAAGCTAATCTCAAGTGCTGGGACACCCGTATTTCTAAACCAAATCCAACTAGCTTTGCGCCAACTAGATCGACCCCCCGTAGCAGCCCCACCAACACCACCAGTCCAAGTAGTGTCGGGTCCAGCCCCCATGCCGGGGACCACCACCTTAAAAGCGTTACCTGCTACGCCTCCATCCCCTATGCCAGGAACAGCTTCCCAGCCAGGTAAATCTAAAGAAGCGCCTCCAGTTAATCCTGGAGTACTTACTGTAGAAGTTCCGTCGGCGGCAAGGTAATCACCAATCTGGATTAAATTTATGTGTACTGGTTTTGGCGCGTTTAACATTCCTAATTGTCCTTATTCCAACGGGTCTCATAAAAAGTGGACCCTTTACACGAAAGCACACTTCTAAAAAGAAGGGCTGATTTGATTAGTATCCTACACTAAATTACCTAAGCTCTATAAAAGAAAAACCCCCCACTCGTAGAAATTCCACAAGTGAGGGGTTAGTCAATTCAACTCAGCCTATTAAACGTTGTAAGAGATTTCTGCACTCGCAGACTTATACACGTGGCACGTGCACGTATCTTGAGCATCCGCTACCTTTCCAACGAGAAGGAACCTTAGAACTCCATTACCTGCCGTAGCAAGGGCTGCAATAGCCGTAGAGTTTAAGAGACCACTGAGGCTTGCAGTATTAACCGTAGTGCTACCCGTTACTTCAGAGGTAACCGTTACAGCACTTCCACTAGGAGCAGAGCCTGCGGTCTCAGCGGCTCCGGAAACCATCCACTTCGTAGTGATAGCTCCACCGCCACCGCCATTGGTGCCCTGATGCTTCCACTTAAACACTGAGAATACGTCAGTGAAAGTAGCATCGCCACCCTCTCCCAAAGTAATGCTCACCAAGTCTAAGATCCGATAAGCAGTATTTTGAGTCGTATTAGATGCCGCGATTGCGTCATCACTTGGATCAGCAGAAATCACCGTAGTGTCGTTCTTGAAGTACTTCTTAAACGTCGCCTGGTGAACCGTACTGGCGGCCTTGTCCAAGAGGAGGTCAAGACGACCACCATCGGCCCAAGCAGTATCAAGCGCATTGGTGTCAACTAAGATACTTCCTAACGTCAAACCGGCAGTTCCCGCCGAAGTGTGACCCGAAAGAGCCTCATCCCACACTGCATCAGAACTAGCAGCAACAGTTGGGTCGTTAAGGGCATTAATGGCTGTTAAGTTAGCAGCGATATCTGCAACTACACTAGCGCCAGAAGGACTTCCGATCACTGTCGTATCAGCTAAGATAGCCGCTACCTCAGTATCAATCAGATCATCAAGAGTAGTACTGGTATCAACAAGGACCGCATCAACAACGGACTTAACGGCAGCAATGTCAGCCGAGATACTCGCGCCTGCAGCCGCGCCAATCTGAGCGGTATCCGTGAGGATAGAATCTACGATAGTGTCGAGACGACCACCGTTGGTCCAATCACCTTGAAGCTCATTAGTATCCGCAAGGATAGTAGTCAGTGCGGTTGCAGAGTTTGAGAGCGTTGCAGGGATCGTAGTGCCAGTATCCGTGAGAATACCTTTAATGTACCCCATCATGGTATCCGTTGTAGATACCGCTCCTACAGCACCATCAGTTAATGCACCAGCAACAGACGCTAGGGCTGCACTATCCGTACCGCGCATTGCAGTAGTCGGGATGGCATCCAAGAGAAGATCAAGCCGACCGCCATTGGCCCAGTCACCTTGAAGCTCGTTGGTGTCCGCAAGGGTAGCATCTAAGAGGAGATCAAGGCGTCCACCGTTAGTCCAGTCACCTTGTAGCTCGTTAGTATCGGCTACGATATCATCAAGATCAGCGGCATCGCTAACCTGCATGGCACGAGATTGGTAACGAGCAGCACTGCCCTCTTCCCATCCGAACTCAACAATCAGATTCTCTTCCGTGTGGGCAGCGTCATTCTTGTAGAAGAATGCGTACTTACCAGCAGCGGCCCTACTTAGCGCGTAATACCCGCTAAAGGTGCCCGATCCCTCAGCAGAAATAGCACTACTGAGACCAGAATCGGAATAGTACCTACCAGCAATCGCGGTACCGTCCATCTGGCTAATCTTGACGTACAACCCATTACTGTCCGGGTCTTCCATGTTACCGGCAGTATCATAAAGATAACAACCAATAGCAACAGCCGCACTCTCGCGGTTAAGCTTCCCAGGAACGGTCGCTACAAAACGAGTGTTGTTTTGAATCGACGTAACTGCAGTCTGTAACGTAGTTAACGCGGAAGCCGTTGCTAAATCAGTAAGAGCCCCCGAGTTCGGCAACGCGTCAGTAACAGCCTTAACACCATCTAAAAGGAGATCAAGCCGACCACCGTTGGTCCAATCGCCTTGAAGCTCATTAGTATCTGCAAGAGCAGCAGCAGTATCAACCTTAATAGCGGCAATATCAGCAGCGTGACTTGCACCAGCGGGAGTTCCTAACGTAGCCGTATCTACTAGCGTAGCAGCAGTATCAACCTTAATCGCAGCGATATCAGCAGCGTGAGACGCACCAGCAGGCGATCCCAACGTAGCCGTATCAGCTAAGATATCTGCTATCTCACTATCAATCAGGGTATCAAGGGTAGTACTAGTATCAACCAGAATAGCCGCAGTGTCGGCCTTAACAGCATCTAGAATAAGATCAAGACGACCGCCATTGACCCAATCAGTTTGAAGCTCAGCGGTGTCAGCTAAGGTAGCATCAAGGATGACATCAAGGCGTCCACCGTTAGTCCAGTCGCCTTGAAGTTCGCTGGTATCATTTAAGATAGCTGCTACCTCAGTATCAATCAGGTTATCAAGGGTAGTACTAGTATCGGTAAGGATAGCCGTAGTATCGGCTTTAACGGCAGCGATATCCGCCGAGATACTCGCATTTACAGGAGTACCAATAGTTGCAGTATCCGTAAGGATAGAGTCAAAGATGGTATCGAGACGACCACCGTTAGCTAAATCACCCTGCATTTCATTGGTGTCAGCAATGACACCTTTGATCATCGACATAGCGGTATCATCGTCACCCGCCGCAGTTGCAACTGCAGAGTCATCCAACGCACCAACAACAGATGCTAAAGCAGCGTTGTCTGTACCGCGCATCGCAGTAGTAGGTACATTACCTAAAGTGCTGGCGATGGACGCGAGGGACGCCGGTAACGTAGTTCCAGTATCCTCAAGAACACTGTCAATGTTCGTTGCCATCGTATCGAGGTCAGCAGCATCAACAATGCGGAAGGCTTTAGCCGTGGCAACCGCACTACCGGTCTCAAACCAAGCAACCTCAACATTATAGGAGCCTTCTACGGAAGAGGCAGTACCAGTCTTGTGGTAAAGCGTAATCTTTCCACCAGAAGTGGTGACCATCTTCCAGAAAGCGCTGCTTCCGTTACTATACGTACCGTTAGTACTATTAGTAGCAGCCGTGCTTCCGCCAGAATCGGTGTATAGTAAGCTATCAATAGCCGTACCTGTAGCTCCGGTAACACGGACGTACATTAACTGGCTATCTGGATCGTTAGGTGTTCCGTTAGAATCCGTAAGCTGGATATCTAAACGAGTAAAAGTATTAGCAGAACCGTTGCGTTTAACCGCATCCGGAAATGTAATCGTGCTTGTTCGCCCCGCAAGGCTATTTCTCTCTGCAAATCCCATGTTAAGTATTCTCCCTTAGATTAAAGTGGACTGCTTAGCCTCTGTGGCTGGCCTGAAGTTAATAGCAAAACGGATACCTTTCAACCTTTTTAAAAAATAAATATAAAAAACCCCCCTTACGACCGGGTAGAGAGTGGGGGGCCGTAAGGAGGGTGAGCAGAGGCAGTATTTATAAAAGGGGGAAGGAGGTATTTAACGATTGACTGAGTTAAAGGCTTTGACCGTCTGAGCAGGGCTCAGAGTGATGCTGTCCTTAACGGGGCGGTAGCCGACAGCGCCAACGCACACGCACGCAGCACCAAGCTTACTGTGAAACATCCACACTAACGAGTCGCCCGCGTTCATGGCAAAGCCAGCGGCAGGGATAGAAACAGCAGCCGAGTTAGCGGCAGCTTGAGCAACCATTGTACCGGCAATGCTCGTAGCTAAGATACCCGCCGCACCACCAGTCGCGGTAAGTCCGACTAACTCGCCAACCTGATTGCCGTCAAACCCAGCAGCAGCAGTTAAAGCGTTACCTTCGGTAGCAAATACTACTTGGTAGTCTCCAGCAGCGCCGAGCGCCACAGCGCCCTGGTTACCATGAACACCAGTAGAGCGGAAAAGCTGATCAGCAGCAGCGCCACCACCGTCTGTCCAAGCCGCAGGAACGCGGAGAAGAATAACCGCAGTGTTAGCTGGCGTACTTGCGTTTAATGCCACAGTGGAAAGACCACCAAACTTAACGCTTGTTACGAAACAATCTTCAGGAGCCATAAATAAGACGCCCGAGATGTTTGCGTCATCAGCAACTGAGAAAACCCCGGCAGCACCAGTGCCCGCGTCAGCAGTGGGCTGAGTAAGCACGGACAGTGGAGTTGCACTAAGGGCGGTATTAAGCTGGTTAACAACTTCCGCAACTACTACCGAACCTAAATCATTAATAAAGGTTTTTGACTGGACAGCCATTTTCTAATCTCCTACTTCTTAGACTTTTTGTCGGCAGAGGGTGAAGCCTTTTTTGCAAAGGGCTTTTTACTAGAAGCCTCAACCGGTTTAGGCGCGGGCTTTTTAGGTTCTGGAACTTCTACTTTAGGTGCGGGGGCCGGAGTCTCTTTAACTACCGCTTTAGCTTTCTTAGCCGCCTTAGCCGCACGTTTAGCAGCAGCACGCTCTAAAAATTCTTTTGGGTAAATCGGCATTTTCAGATCTCCAGGAGTACTACGACTTCTTTGTCGTCGTCCTCTTCCTTATCAGCTTTAAAATCTGGTTCCCGAATCGGGGGTTGAGAAAGGGGAATCTGAAGGCCGATCCCAGGTTGAGTTTCCTCTTCCTGGGACCAGCTTAAGTCTTCAGACTCGGTCCCTTCAGGACACACTAGGTAAGGCGTCCGACATTGGTCAACCGGACCCACTTGCGAGGAGCAAACAGGATCGGCGTACCGTACATCATGATCATCCAGCGGTAGGCCGGGGCCAAGACCGCAAGATCCATACGCATCAGAGGAGCAAGCTGACGGAAGGTGAGCACCGAAGGGGTAAGCTCGCCCAAGTAAGCCGTCTCCGTGAAGGGCATAACAGCGTTAAGGTCATCCTGCGCGGTGTTAACACCAAGAGCCGTCTGCGTAGTAGCAGCAAACCGAGCAATCTCGCTGTACTGAGAAAGGTCAGCAGGAGCAGCAGCACCTACAGCCAAATCAGCGCGATAAATGATCACGTACTCAGGCGGGTTAGCACCAATGGCTGCAGCGTTAGTAACCGTCACAGTAATCTGGTTATTCGCCGCATTCTGAGCAGGCGTTAACGCCTGAGCAGCCGAGATAAGCGGAGCCGACTCACCAAAGCGGTTACAACATGTAACTGCGTAAGCAAAGTTACCAGCAGCAGCACCAATCGACTTAGCCCAACTAGCCGTAGTCAGAGCACCAACAGCAGTAGCACAAGCAGAGGGAGTTGCAGGAGCGTTAGCGCTCGTAGCCGCAGCGGGAGGCTGCTTACCCTGACGCAAGAAGACGTCCGGGTTAAACTCAATCGTGCCAGCCTGAGTCGCCATCGAGGTCACCGACAGACCAACTTTACCTTCCGACGGAGCAGGCATGTTAATGCGCTCGCGGGGGTAGAAGGTCTTGACGAGGTCACTCATTGCGCGGGTACCCAGGAACATATCCGTGGGATAACCGTAATTCTCAATGACGAGGTTAGACGCCTCCTCAATATCAGCCTCTTGGAGGGGCTGACCTTCGAGGTCAATAACATTAGCGTTATTGATGAGGGAGTCTAGTCCGTCCCACTGCTCCGACTCACCATCAAAGGAGAGAGCCGAATTACCGTGGAAGAGAGAATCCTCAACGCGCTCCAGCATCCAGAGGATACCGTTCTGGTTTTCCAGAGCGATAACATCACCGTGTGCAGGGTTGACCAGGGTAGCTGGGTGAGTCACGGCACGAGTCGTACCAATGAACTTAACCAGCGAGGTCATACGCGTGTAAGTACTGTCTTGCGACTGTGGAAGCTCCCCCTCACGGGTGAAGCCGAAGGCTCCAGCAGCACCGTACTGGCTGAGGACATTATATTCCTCAACAGTCGAGTACGCAGGGCTCTTAGGAATTTTCTTCCAGAGCTTGATGTGCTTGTTGGAATAAGTGACTACTTTGAGGCTGGCCTCTAAGCTCTCAACGCGCAGAGCAGATCCACCTGTCTGATTAGAGACCTGATATCCTGCGCTAAGTGCTTTTGACAGTTCGTTGACATCACCGACAGTTGACGTCCCGAACCCATTCAGCCCGTCGTAGTCCTTTAAGCTAATTTGAGGTACCATGTTTGATTTCTCCTAAAAATCTTAAGCTAAAAGGCTTTTGACGACATTTTGATTGATAGCTTGAACGCCAAATTGCTCCACCTTGATAATCTCAAGAGGAGAAATAGTGCCAGCCTCAACACCCTTCATGAGAGCGTCAAGAACGACACTCTTAGACAACTCAGGCTCTTGCGACCCTGAGACTGATTTGCTCATATCGAGCATACTCTTTGGACCCCGAGAAGGACCCTCCGCGTACTCAGTAATGTTGCCCTGAGACTTCTCAATAATATCATTGAGGGACATGAGGTTTTCTGCGATGGCTTTCGACATCGCTCCGTTCTCCTCATGAACTTGAAACAAGGCTTTGGTAACAAAATCTTCTAAGTCGTTACAGTAAACGGCAATCGACTTAGTAAGCTCATTAAGGAAGTCACTGACTTCGACGCCCTTAGACACGGAGGATCCATACCCCTTGTCCATGTCGGGGTCCTCTTCCTCTTCACGGGTAATACCGGCAGCTTCGGGATCGTCTCCCTTAGAGAGTTTCATATCCGTACCGTTAGGCTCTGTGCCTTCGGGATCGTCTTCTTTCTCTCCGTCAGCCCAGCCAGACTTGCCTTTAGGTTGATCAGCGGGCCACTTCTTTCCCGTCTCAATCTGAGATTTAGACAGGATATCATCTAGCGCCTCTAGAGACTTTAAAATCTCTGACTCATACAGTGTGTCGGACATCTCGACTTCTCCTATAACCCAAGGCTTTTCTGGATGTGCGGCGATACCGATCCAGTAGTTTCAAATTTAACGACTTCGAGGGGAGAAATCTGTCCAGCCTCGACACCCTTCATAAGTGCCTCAACAATCTGGCCTTGCGAGGGTCCCGCTTGGCCTCCAAAATCACCCTTCTCTAAGTACTGAACATCGCCACCCGCGCCACCAGACGTATTGACGTCAATTTGGTCTGCCGTGGTATTGATGAATCCCAGGCTCTTACCCATAGACTCAAAAACACCATCGACACTCTTAGCAAATTGGTCGTGATGTAGGTCCATCTGGAGCAGTTGAGTACCAACGCGATCCTCGAAGTTAAGGAACGAGTACCCAATGGACTTAACCATCTCGTATAAAAACGGAGAGCTAGAAATTCCCTCGACTAACGTCGGGTTGCTCTCTACGTAATCAAAGAAAGACTTACGGACTTTGGCTTCCTCACCGGCCTCAGCCATCATCTCCGAAAAGCCGCCCTTATCGTCCTCTTCCTCAGACTCTTCCTCAGACTCTTCCTCTTCCATCGCCTTCAACAGAGCCGAGTCTTGAATAAGAGACTTGTATAACCGATAACTCTTTTTAACAGCACGGTAATCTGTGCCGTTCTCTTCGATGTTATCTTCGTCTTTCTCTTTCTCTACGTCCGTACCCGCCCAATCAACGCCCATAGGCTGATGATTTCCAGGCTGCAGCGGTGTGATTTGACTAGCCATTCTGTGCTCTCCTAGCGGCTGACATTCGGAAGATGACATCTGAAAGGCTTCCAGATGTACCTTGTGAGTACCCTAAATGACGTTGTATCAGATTGGCAAGACTTTTTTTAGTATATTCTTTTTCTTTTTTACTTTTTTCAGAATCGTCTTTGTATAGCAAATCTGTAGGGTCTTTATCTAGGTCCTCTGTACGTAGCGCGGAACCCCCAGTTTGGTTAGAAACTTGGTGTCCAGCGGACAATGTTTTTTCCATATTTAGATCAGCCCAATCATACTGACTAAACGATTTAACTACGTCTAAGTATGTATTGTAATTGATCGGAGCCGTTGTGACGGCAATATCTTGGATCCAACACTTTATAATAGTATTGCCGTTACGGCGAACAGTTTTACCTTGAAGGGAAAACCCTACTTTACGTTTGGCATCGGGGTTCTGGGCCAGAGACTGGATGTGTTCCCACACGTCGTCAGCAACCTTTTTTCCTTTGTAGATAATGCCTTTAACGTAAAGCCCTTTTGGGGTGAGTCTAACCACCCAAGGCTCACCAATCTTATTCTCAGCACCGGGCTTATGGTCCCAGTTAAAGTATCCATGCTTAATAAAGTAATCAAAATTGATACCGGACTGATTTACCCGCTCATTTTGAAGATCCATATCTGGCGTAGACGCAATGCCCTCAATAATACGGGCTTTGCCATCTTTAGAGGCTTTTGCCTTACTTAGAGGCATCCAGAAATTAAAATTTAAAGTTTCTTCTGACATTTACTCATTACCTCTGCCGTTTTATAAGGCCCTTCTGCCTAAGGTGCGTAATAAATTCTGGATTATGGAATTGTTTTACTAAGTCTGCACTTCTTGGGCTCATCATGGTTTTCGCATTGGGGTTATACCTAACCAACTCTCTAAGTAAGAAATCCCGCCGCTCTTTAGGAAGATTATTAAATTTTGACATCATACCCTCTGCTTCAGGAGAGGGTTTATAT